AATGGGAAAAAATGAAAAGACCCCCATTATGATCGACGACGTTGAGTATCAGTACGAGGACATGAACGCGGAGCAGCAGATGATGGTCAATCACATCGCTGACTTGGAGAGGAAACTCGCTTCGGCGCAGTTCAACCTTGATCAGCTCCGCGTCGGCAAGGATGCCTTTGTTGGGATGCTCAAACAGTCGCTAGCCATTGAACAGTAGCGGAATCCGCCAATTGTGCAGAAGAAACCTCCGTTTGTAGGGGCGTAAATATGAATGATCCTAAGACAGCAGTTGACGTTGGAGCAGCAGCGGTAGCCGGTTTATCCTGGGCACAGCTGTTGCCCAACCTTGCAGCAATCCTGAGCATCATCTGGTTTATCATTCGTATATGCGAAACCCGAACTGTTAGAAAGTGGTTCAAGAAGGATGATTGATAAAGCTATTAGCCTCCTGAAGCTTGTGGATAGCCCCTTCAAACTGTTTGCAGTTGTGCTTATCGGTTTTCTGGGTTTTGGAGGTTATATGGCTTGGGAACTGAGAGAAGACCTTAAACACGCTCTCAAGGATCACCCTGTTTTAAAAGACCAGAAAGACATTGAGCAATCTGCTTCAGATTTGCTAAGGGACACGGAAGCTTTAGCAATAATTGTTCACGAAATGAACATTCAGGAAAACAGCAGGGTTACCAGACTTGCCTTGAGCAAGGATGGGTCTAAGTACCGCCCTTTGCAGGGCTATACTGTATCATTATTTAATAATGGTCAGAATAAACGTAACAAAGCAACAATAGCGATTCTGAGAGGGGAAATTTACTGCGCTCCGTTTAAAAGCAGCAGCAAAGCTGGTAAATACATGGATAGCAAAAAAGTTACCTATATGTGCAGAGGTGGTATAGGCCCGGTTGGAAAACTCCACGGATATGCGGCTGTAGGCTTTGCTAGTAAACCCAAAGATATTGAAAGTACAAAAGCAAGAATTGTCATAGCACTTAAAGAAATGTGTAGGTAATGTGGTACTTATACGTTATAATTATAAATATAACTATGGGTATTACTGAGTATTCTGTTTCAGGTCCTTATACATCACATAGCTTATGCCAATCACAAGCAAAAAAGATAGAACAATTTGTAAGTAATTCTAAAGAACTTAGGCTAAGAGAACTTAATTGCAAACTCAAGGAAAGACGGGTTTAAGATGACTGTAGAATCTGCATCCTATATCAACCAGCTGAACAGCAGCTACCCAACCGCCAGTGATAACATCTCTGAAGGCGACGATCATCTTCGGTTGATTAAGAGCGTTTTGAAGACCCAGTTTCCTAACATTGGCAACGCTGCTGTAAACCCCACGGCTACGCAGTTTAACAAGCTTGGTTTTGAGCCTGGCACTGTTGTTATGTGGGCTTCGGTCTCTGCGCCTACTACGCAGACCATCAGCGGTATCAGTGACTGGCTGCTCTGCGATGGTTCTGCTTATAGCACCACTACCTATGCCACTCTCTACGGTGTTATCGGCACCACCTTTGGAACCTCTGGGTCAGACTTTAAGGTTCCTGACTTCCGTACTTATTTCCCAGTTGGTGTAGGTGCTGGCTTTGTTTTGGGCACTTCTGGTGCTGCCAGTGCTGCTACTGGTACTGATACTCTCAAGTACATCCCCATGAACTTTTTGATCAAGACCTGAGCAATGATTGATTATCGTGGCGAAAAGTTTTCTGGCTACAACAAACCTAAGCGTACGCCTGGTAAGTCTAAGAAGTTTGCCGTGCTTGCCAAACAAGGTGATCAGGTAAAACTAATCCGATTTGGTGATCCGAATATGAGCATCAAAAAGGATCAACCGGCTCGCCGCAAGAGTTTTCGAGCGAGACACAAGTGCGACACCAGTCCTCCCGGTAAACTTACCGCTAGGTACTGGAGTTGTAAAAAGTGGTAATGCAGAAAGGACAAACTATGTACGGTAAGAAATCTTCCAAGAAGTCTATGGGTAACCGCCCGGTTCCCAGCAAAGGTGGCAACAAGTCTGAAGCCTCGATGAAGAAGGGCGCGAAGGGCAACCGCTGCTAATATGAATTCTAAAGAAAAAGCCGTTCAAGCCAAGCTTATTTTGAACAACGAAGTATTCAAAGAAGTATTGGACAACCTTGAACATTCTTTATTTGTCGAATGGAAAAGTTCTGATTCGACTATAGCCAGAGAACATTGTTGGTACAAGATTGACGCTTTGATTTCTATTAAAGAAGACCTGTTGGCGTTAATCCACAACGATCAGATAGAAAACAACGAAAGGTAGGATATTTAGATGAGCGACACCCAGACCAATCCGGCAACGGAAGTCGAACCCAAGCAGCTCTCTATGTTTGATGTCATGTTTGGAAGTGATGCCACTAATCCAGAACAAGCATCAGAAGTTACAGCCAGTGAGCCAGAGGCGGTAGAGGAAGAGGCCCTTGAAGAAGAGGTCGAATATACCGAAGCTGACGATGGTGAACCCGGCGAAGAGTACGAGGTAGAAGCAGAAGAGGACGATCAGGGAGACCTCCCACAGACTTACACTGTAAAAGTAGACGGTCAAGAATTTGAGGTTAGCCTAGACGAACTCCGAAACGGATACCAGAGGCAGTCTGACTATACCAGAAAGTCTCAGGCAATTGCCGAACAGCGTAAGGCTTACGAAGCCAATCTACAGGCTGTCCAGCAGGAGCGTGAACAGTATGGTCAAGTATTGGCCAACATGGCTCACTACCAGAACCTTGAACTCCAGAAGTTCGCAGATGTGAACTGGGCTGCTCTCAAAGAAGAGGACCCTATGGAGTACATGGAGAAGCGTATTGAGTTTCAGGAGGCCAAGGACAAGATTGCTCAGGTACAGGCTGAACAGCAGCGTGTCTATGAGCAAACTCGTAATGAAGTATCGGAGCATCTTAATAAGGTAGTGCAGGAAGAAGCTAAGAAGCTTGTTCAGGCTCTCCCGGAATACGCCGATCCTTCATCCAGTCTCAAAAACGATCTTAGGAACTATGCCCTAAGCCTTGGTTTTTCGGATAATGACATTAACGGAATCACCGATCACCGCGTTGTCTTGGTCTTGCACAAAGCTATGATGAACGACAGTGCTGCGAAAAGCTCCGTTAAGAAAGCAAAGCCGATTCCCAGGGTTGTGAAGTCTGGAACTCCCGAAAGCAAGAATCAGAAAAGCCGTAGGGAAATGCAGTCTAAACGAGAGAGGCTGGCTAAAACTGGTAATGTCAGGGATGCCACAAGCGTTTTTCTGGATTTGTTAGACAACCCTAAATCTAAACGATAGGAGTACAACATGGCACAGCCTACTGGTGTATACGTTACTTACTCCGCAGCTGGTCTGCGCGAGGACTTGGAAAATGTCATCTATGACATTAGCCCGACCGAAACCCCGTTCATGTCGATGGGCGGTCGCATGGATGCGATTGCGGTCAACCACGAATGGCAGACGGACGCTCTTGCTGCCGCGTCTGGCACCAACTACAACGAAGAAGGTGCTACGCTCACGGCTGCTGAACCGGCTGCTACCACCCGTCTTGGCAACATCTGCCAGATCAGCCTGAAGACCACCCTGGTCTCCGGTACTCTCGACGCGGTCTCTAAGGCCGGTCGTCGTGAAGAGCTGGCTTATCAGATGACCAAGCGCGCCAAGGAACTGAAGCGCGATATGGAAACCTCGCTGGTTGGTGTCAACCAGTCGAAGACCGCCATGGCTGCTGACAACACTGTCCGCAAGCTTGGTTCTCTCCCCGCGTGGGTTGCTACCAACATCAGCCAGGGTACTAGTGGCTCCACCCCCGGCAACGGTACGGCTCGTACGGATGGCACTCAGCGTACCTTCACGGAAACCCTCCTGAAGGCTTCGATCCTGACTGCCTACAACAACGGCGCTGACATCAAGTATCTGATGATGGCTCCGGCTCAGAAGCAGACCTTCTCGACGTTTGTCGGCGTTGGTGCTTCGGGCGGTGCTTCGAACCGCATCGAAGCGGCTGATCAGCGGATCATCGGTGGCATGGATGTCTATGTCTCCGACTTCGGTGAGATGGCCGTTGTGCCGAACCGCTTCCAGCGTTCGCGTGATGTCTGGCTGCTGGACCCGGATTACTACGGCGTTGCGTACCTGCGTCCGTTCTTCCAGCGTGAAGTTGCTTCGACCTCTGACGGCGAGCAGCGGGCGATCATCGCTGAGTACACCCTTGTCGTCAAGAACGAGAAGGCCCTCGGCGCTGTCTACGACTTGTCGTAGTCTTAAACTACGGGGAGAGGGCTTTGGCTCTCTCCCCATTTAAGAGGTTATCATGGACAGTCCTATTAAGACCAAGTTTAAGTATGACCGATCCGAAGACAACATGATTGTCAAATCGGAAAAAGATGTACAGCCGTTGATTGAGCTTAACAAAAAAGAACTCAATGGTGATTCGCCTTATGGCGGTGTAGAGCGCAACGGTATGCGAAAGGTCGCCAGCATTCCGCTTATTGTTATTGAGAAATGGAAGCGGGAGCTAGGCGTGGATGTTTTCAACAAGGACCATATGCCAAAGGTGAAGCAGCTTCTGAACGATCCTGAGTGGCGCTGGCTCCGTACTCACGAAAGCAATCTCTAATGGGTCTGGCAAATTATACAGAACTGAAAGCTAGTGTTGCGGATTACTTGAACCGCAGTGATCTAACTTCGCGCATTCCTGACTTTATCACTCTGGCCGAAGGTCGCCTTAACCGGGACATTCGCGCTAGGGTTAATTATGTTAGGGCAGAGACCAGTACCACCAGCGGTCAGGCTTTTTATAATTTGCCTAGTGATCTTATCGAGCTTCGTAACGTAACCTACGATACGTCTTCAAATAGCTACGCTCTTGCATATATGTCTCCTGAGTCTGCCAGCAGGGAGTATGGTAGCTACACCAATGGCTCTCCCAAGGCTTACTCTAACTTGGGCAAGAACATTAAAGTATGTCCGACTCCTGATGGAACGTATACGCTAGGCATTAACTATTATCAGAAACTTACTCCGCTTTCTGATTCAAACCTGACCAATAACATTCTCTCGGAGTTTCCAAACCTGTACCTCTATGGTTCTTGCTTGGAAGGATCGATTTACCTAGACGATAACGATCAGGTTCAGCGTTTTGCTCAGCTGTACAGCAGTGGCCTTACGGATGTTAAAACTGCTGAGGATGCTGCTCGCTACAGTGGAACAGTATTGACCATGACTGTGCAGGGCGATCCTGGCGGTCTTGTTCGCAGGGGTGCTTAGCCTATGGCTACAAACTGGCGTATAGATAACTTCTGCATTGTCCAAGAGGACGGCGGAAACATTCTGACAGAGGCTGATTTTTACTTAGCTCAGGCAGAATACAACGCTACCGAATGGACCAAAGATACGAGCAGCGGCGATGGCTAAAGAACTATACGACATTAACGGGCTACAGACTGCGTTCACTCTTAACAGAGACCTGTCTCCGTATGATATGCCGCCTCAGTACTTCAGCGATGGAGAAAACATCCAGTTCAATCGCAGGGGTGCTGGATCGTGCTTAGGTCATCTACAGGTTCTGGGAACCCCCTCCGCTGCTCCCTATTGGGCTATCAGCTGGGACAAGGGTGGCACTGACCTTTGGATTTACGGAACGCTGACAAACTTGTACAAGATTGACGGCGTGACGCACAGTGATGTGACGCGAAGCTCTGGCGCTTATACCACTTTGTCTGGGACTACCAAGAGCTGGTCCGGTGGTGTGCTGGGCGGTGTTCTGGTTGTGACTAACGGTATCGACGTACCGCAGAGCTTTACGCAGGGTGGTTCTCTGTTTACTGACCTTCCTCAGTGGCCTGGTACGTTGGTCTGTCAGACCATTGTGCCGTTTAAGAACCATTTGGTAGCTCTCAATCTAACGGACAGCGGAACTGCTTATCCTTTCAGCATTCGCTGGAGTGATGCTATTCCAGAAGGTGCGATCGACAATGGTGCTGACACTTGGAATACAGCTAGCACCAGCTCAGAGTCTGCTCAGGTTACTCTGGGCGGTACGCCTGGTCACATTCTTAACGCTTTGCAGCTTGGGAATGAGTTGATCGTTTATAAGGAAGATAGTGTGTACGCTCTGACCTATGTGGGCGGTGCGTATACTTTTAGCGTAAAGGAAAAGTTTAAGGATACTGGACTGTTTTCTAAGTTTGCAGTGGTGGACCTTGGCGATAACCGCCACGCTATGCTTTCCACAAACGACTTTGTAATCCACAACGGTAATAGTTTGAAGAGCGTTATCACTGACCAGATGAAGGTATTTCTCTTTGGCGAAATCGACTCTACTTACTACTATAAAACTTTCTTGGCGCACAATAAAAACAATAGTGAAGTCTGGATTTGCTATCCTCAAACTGGGGCTACAAATGGCTTTCCTAATAAAGCGCTAGTTTGGAACTACGTTGATAACACTTGGGCTGTCCGTGATCTTCCCAGCTGTAACTTTATTGCCAAAGGTCTTGTCAATCCTAACCTGACAAACACTTGGGCAGCTTCGTCGGATACCTGGAATACCAATATTGTAAACTGGGCGCGTCCTGAGTTTAACCCGGCTGTTGAGTCTCTGCTGGTCTGCGGAACCAATGATACTAAGTTTTATCTGGAAGATAAGGGCCTAACCTTTAACGGCACCTCGTTTACCAAGCGGCTAGAGCGGTTTGGACTACACGCTGGAAAGACTACCAAGACCAAGAAGATTACAAAGTTGATCCCCAGGTTTGAGGGCACTGGTAGTATTCAGATCAGCGTTGGCGCTGAGAACGATCCATACGAGGGCGTTACTTACGCTGATCCAGTAACTTTCACTATAGGTCAAGATTATAAAGTAGACTGTCGAGTACGGGGAAGGTATATTGCAGTAAAGTTTGAAAGTACTACAGACAACGAGTTTAGATTGTCTGGCTATACTTTTGAAACTGAAGTGGCTGGTGACCGATGACCAGAGAATTTCTTAGGTTTACTCCTACGATTGCTCCGGCTGACATCGATTCCATGCCCCGGTATCTTGACGAAACATTTGAGAATATCCGGGCTGTGTTGGAACTGCTGAGAGATGGTCATATAGACGTTAGCTATGCCGCTCCTGACAAACCAAGCCAAAGTGATATTCGATATGCAGACGGCACTAGCTGGGACCCCGGTAGCGGAGAAGGAATATATTTTTATAACGCCGCAGGTGCATGGACTAAGCTATAAGCTTTTAGACCACAGCTGTAAGGGATTTAAGGAAGTCGTTGGCAAGTGCTGGAAGCACATCGAAGCTTCCATAAACAGAAACAACCCTGACCTCGTAGAGCCAGAGGATATTGTTTTAAACTTGCTCAAGGGCGCATCCCACATTTGGGTCTCTTTTGATAACGATGGAGAGGTAGCGGGCTGCTTGATTATGACAATGGTGAAATACCCGCGTAGAGCAGGTGTCATGTCAGAGGCTGCTGGTGGAAAATTTATTATCGAGGATATCTACCCTATATTTGAAAAGTTTTACAAAGATAGAAAACTAGGCTTCATCCAGATTACTGGTCGTAAAGGGTGGGACAGAGTAATGAAGCCTTCAGGATATAAACTAGACCACATAACTTTATACAAGAGGCTTTAAAATGGGTTCAAGCTCTCCTACTGTTGTACAGGCACCTTCGGAATCTAAGGGAACCAGTGAGGTAAAACCGTACGCTCCGGTTGAACCTTATATTCAGGGAATTCTTCCGGCTCTGGGTTACGAGTTTACCGCCACCCCTGAACTCTATAGAGGTTCACTGGTGGCTCCTACGAGCGGGGCTACTCAGGCTGCTTACGCTGGCTACGGTCAGGCCGCTGAGCAGATGTTCCCCCAGGTAACTCAGGACCTTCAATCGATCTATCAGAACCGTCTAGCCACGGCTCTTTCTGACCCCATGCAGGACCCTGTCTATCAGGCTCAGCTTGGCGTCTTGGCTGAACAGGCTCGTGAGCTTACCGGTGCTGACAAGCTTCGGCAGCAACAGGCGGCTATGGAAGCAGGTCAGTATGGTCTAGGCTCAACGGCTATGTCTGAGCAGGACATTCTGGCGCAGCAGAAGCGTGAGCAGACTGTTCAGCAGCAGATGGCTGCGGCTCTGGCTCAGTCAGAAGCCCGCCGCATTGCAGCTCTTGGCGAAGTTCCCACTCTGGCTCAGCAGTACACGCAAGCTGGCATCACTCCTGCTTCCATTTACGAACAGATTGGCAAGGCTCAGGAGGCTCAGCGCACGGCAGAGCTGGCTGATCAGGCTCGACTGGCTCAGCAGGAACAGGAGGCTCGTAGGGCGCAGATGGTCACGCTGGCTAACCTCTATGGTGGCCTTGCTGGCTTGGGTGGTCAGACGCAGTTCCAGCAGAGCGGTTACCAGTCTCAGGTTATTCCCGGTGGACCTAGCGGCTTGATGCAGGGTCTTCAGGCAGCTGGTACTATTGCAGGTATCTACGGTAGCTTGTCTGATATCCGCCTCAAGAAAGACATTAAGCGAGTTGGCAAACTGCCTAACGGTCTTAACGTCTACACTTGGGAATGGAACGAAGAAGCTAAGCCGCTGGTCAATAAGCAGCCGACTATGGGTGTCATTGCTCAGGAAGTTCAGGAAGTTCTTCCAGAAGCTGTTTCTACACACGCTGACGGATATCTCACGGTTGATTACAGCAAGGTAATTGAAGACTGTGCTTTGCGGGGAGATAACTAATGGGAAATCCATCTTACGAGCAGACTGCCTTCGAGCAGGGGTTTGAAGGGCTTGGGGATAATGAAGATGATTTTGGAATGTCAGTTTCTCCGTCAGAATCAGAAGTAGTTTCTCTAGAAGAGGCAGTAGCTCAGGACAAGCCGCAGAGAGAGGACTACGAAACCATTGCCGATTACGAAGACGCTATGGAAGGTTACGAGTATAGGCTTAATCAGGCTAGGGAAATCGAGAAAGACCTGACTTACAAGCCTTCTGCTTTTGATTTTAAGATGCCTAGCGATGAAAAGTTGAAAAAGTTTTCGGAAGCTACTAAGGAGCTTAAACAGGAACGGCAGCAGGTTATTCGTGGTGGAGGCGTGGCTGGATATGGTGGGCCGGGCGCAAGGACAAGTTATGTTCCAACCCAGTCTCCATATCAGATTACCATGAGAGGGCCTAGCACAGCCGAGCTTGAAAAGCTTCTGCTTCAGGGCCTTAAAACGTCTTCTCAGATGCGTCTGACTGGGTTTAGAGGTCCGCGCATTCGCGGATTGTTTGGTTAGGAGAATGTGATGGCTAATGGTCTTTTAGGTGATAACTACGTTTCTCCGTTTAGGCGGCAGATGTTGGCAGCTCGCGGAGAGGTTTCTCCAGAGAGGCAGCGAGCTATGGATGCTGCTGATGTGGCTGCTCGCGCTCAAGCTGAGCTAAATGCGATGAACCAGGCGAGTAATTCAAACCAGAATTATTCAAGCCCCGTTGCACGGGCGGCTGCTGGTCAGCCACCAGTTTCTCCTGCTGCACCCCCTCCTACTACTGCCGCACCCACCGCGAGGCAGAGTCAGCCGTCCGTTCCTTACGCTGATCTTATGGAAAAAGCTACAAACGCTGGCAGAGAATACGCTGATCAGCAGAAACAGTTTGGCCTGTTTGGCAACCTTGTTAACAATATGTTTGACAGCCCTGTTGCTGCTCAGATTACCGACAGGTTGATGCAGGTTTTTGCTCGACCTGAGTTTACTCAGACCGGCTTTGGCGTAACTCCCATCACGGCTTTTGCCCGTGCGAACTACGCATTACAGCAGTCTGAGGCAGAAGCTGCTCAAAAAGCGGCTGAGCTGGACGCTCAGGTGAAGGTCGCACAAGCTAAGGCAGGTGTTAAAAAACCTTTAACCGAGTCATCTATCAACTTGGTAAGATCAGCTCAGTCTCAAA